GCCCCGTACTCGGTCAGGATCAGGCTTTCAGCTTCCGTCTGGACGGTGGTGTCGATTTTGATCGTCGCGGCATATTCCGCCAGGGTCCAGGTCGCCGTTTCGCAGTCGACGGTGACGGCGGCGTTGATGTTTGCAGCGTATTCCGTGAGCGTCAGGGATGCTGTTTCCGCCTCAACATTGAGATCCCCGCTGACTACAGCGTTATGCTCGGTCAATACCAGGGCGTCCGTTCCCGCGGATATGTTCGTATCGGCTTTGATACCTGCCGGGTATTCAGTGAGTGTCAATGTTGCCGTATCACAGTCAACAGCTACACTAACTGATACTGTGGCTGCATATTCAGTGAGCGTCAATGTTGCCGCCTCACAGTCAACAGCTACACTAACTGAGACGTTTGCAGGATATTGCGTAAGATATAGTGATACCGTATCCGCCGTCACCGTGATGCCGCTGGAAGCCGGAATAAAGAAATACTTCCGTTCTTTCCGTGGCTGGATCATGTCGTAAGGCTCGGCGTGGAGCCAGGCGATTTCCGAAGGACTTAGGACACGATCATACACGGCAGCATACACACCGATGCCATCCAAGGAATAAACTGTACTAGAGTAACTACATAGCCCGTTGATCATTGCAAGTGTCGGCGACTTTGCGCTCACCGCTGAAGTAGTAGCGACAGATTTGCCGTTAAAATAGACAGAGCACCCCACCGATATGTCCCACGACATTGCAGCCTGACAGGGTATATACAAAGGCCAGCTAACTCCGGTGCTAATGGTAGCTGTATCGTTCCATCCATAGTCAAAAAAGCCTGAGTTATATTTGAGATAGTACCGTTCTCCATTCGACCCGTAGCGCATTGACATTACATATTCATGAGAAGAATCTATTGTGACAGCAGCACAGATAATCATTGTGCCCTGTCCCGTGGCAGCACAAAACGATGCAATGTCATTAATACTCAGTCTACGATATGGAGTAAAAACGACGTTACCTCCGTCCCAGGTAAACGATGCTTCCGGAGTGTAATACACCTCTGTAATCAGGTTATATATGCCACTACCCGCTCCCTCGTGAAACGGAGTATAGAACACCAACCCTTGCGCCAGAGGATGATCTACAATCAACTCGCCGGGGTACGGCGGTTTTTCATCGGGAAGCCAGATCCCCGATCTATGTCGTCGCGTATACGCCATTATTCGCTCTCGATTTTCTCGCCATAGAGATAATATTTCACGGTGTTTCCTGATGCTGCCCAAGCCGCGCCCGCGCGGTTGCCGATAAGAAGCTTCCCCTGATCGGGTGTCGTCAGAAGAAAGCGGGCAAAGACCCGTTGCGCTCCATTGAATGCCCGGAGCGGGACTATTTTATCTGGTTGGCGTGCCGGACTGACGGAAGCTCCGCCGTCCTCGAAATTCGTTCCGTCAGTCCGCGCCAGCAGCCAGAGATATGCCGCAGGATTTGTCTGTGCCGATAAGTCAACCGATGCAAGGTATATTTCAACATCCAGATATTGCTTCCGGTCAGCCCCTGATGCCGCAAAATCAATCGCCGCGCCGAGGACGTTGGCACCGCTGGCAAGCGAGTTGAGTTCGGTTGACAGGTACGTTACAATTGGTTCATATGGAGTCCAAATAATTTCATTTGCCATTGGTTACACTCCTTCCTTCAGCTTTGATGGATCAATGCTTTCAACCACCGCCTTGACTGTCGCTTCTATCATCTCAATTTCTGCGTTTTTCACCTGCTCCGCCTTGATCAGATTTTCAAAACGCTTTTTCAGTCTGTCCGCTGTTTCGCCGTCCGGGTGGATCAGTGTGTATGTCCTGTAGACGGGAGCATTCTTCTCATCCAGCCCGGTCTGATCCGCCGTGTCTTGTATTGTTACCTGATGACGGCCATCATTTATCTGCATTATGTTCACGAGTTCAATTGCCATGTCAAGCCCTCCCTTATGCCGCCTTCGAGATAGTGAAAATTCCAGAGGCGTTCCACGTGATGGTTAGATCACCGGCTGACATGTCTACGGGGCCACCCAGATCAACGAAGGCGAGCGCATCTTTGCCGGTATCCGTGTAATTGTAAATGATGCCCCAGTAAGCGTCGTTGTCGTTCGAGGCGTCCTGCGCCCAGGTCGGATTGGTCGCGCTGTCGAATTTCACGACCCCATTGGCTTCCGTCACCAATGTTGCCAGCGTCCCCAGATCACTGCCACCGGCTACATAGGTTCCGGCGGTTCCAACCTCGGTGAAATCCCCTAATGTCGGGGTTGCCGTGGCCGCTGTCGGCGTAGTTGTATTGTCGCAAATAGCGCAGTAAAAATGATCGGTGCTCGCCCAATCTCCATCAATCATTTTTGCCATCGCCTCTTCAAAAATTGTTACATCTCCTCGTGCCATTTTTCAATCTCCTTTCAGTTTTGGGTTCCAGGCTCTAGGCTAAGGGCTGAAGGGTTTTTCCTTGTGCCGTGCGCCTTGGACCTTTGTCCTCGTTTTTATTCCGTCTCTTGACTCCTGACGTCTAAAAGCTGAAAGCTGTCAGCTTTTTGTTTTCTTTTTGTACCCCTTCTGGATGATGTAACCGGGTTTTGTGACTGTCCTCCGGACTGATTCCACCGGTGTTCCGTCGGGGATGTTCCTGTATTTCGGGACGACTTCTTTCTGGCCGGTGACTTTGCCGTCGGCAGGTAGAGGTCGTCATCATCCCATGTCCTCACATACTCACCCGTGGCCAGCTCCAACAGACGGTTCCGGCAGTCACCGAGCGACGGATACCCCGGCTCATTGATAATCGTAACCTGTGGCAGGTGACATATAAGCGGGACAGGATGATTATTCAGAATAATCAATTCCTCCAATAGACACTTATTCACTGCTTCGTCCTTTCATGTAAATATCATCATCAAGTTTGTTCCTGTGTTGGTAGATTGCTAAAAAGCAAACGTTCTCCATTTGTGCCGGTCCCGTCGTCGATCACCATTACGATCACCGTACCTAGCGCTACCATCTCACAATAACCATACCCGGTCTACCTGCTCCGCCGCTATATTGGGGTCCGGCTGAGTACCCGCCTCCCGATCCGCCTGAGCCGTAACCACTGCCGGAAGAACCCGTGTACTGAATCCCCGTTGCGCCGATACCGAATCCCATTGCAGGAGATCCGCCATGACCGCCCCTCACGTGGTCATAATTATAAAGTGATCCACCCGACCATATCCATTCTTCCGAATACTTCCCGCCGCCGCCGCCGCGACCGCCTTCCATGCTAAAGAGAATATCAGTATCCGAACTTATCAGAGTCCTTGCGCCGCCTGCGCCGCCGCGGGTGACGCCGCTGAGTCCAGAATCGCCGCCACTGCCTCCATGCGCGGTTAAAAGAGAACCAAAAGTTGTATTGCCGCCGTTACCGCCACTGGCCGCGCCCGCCGCTCCGATGGTGACAGCAACTGAGGAATAACCAGAAAGATTAACGACCTTACAGATAACCTCGCCTGCGCCTCCTCCTCCGCCGCTATAAGCTTGTCCGGCGCCGCCAGCGCCTCCCCCACCGACAGCGATAACGATAACATGGGTATAGTTCGCAGGTCGGTAGAACGTGCCGTTCGATGTGAAGATCTGCTTATTTTTAAAGATGTGCGATAGTGTCAGTCGGACATCATTTCCTGCGCAGGCATCAGTCGCCCCCGTCCCGAGCTTCCTCAGTCCCTCTACGCTCGCCGCCGGTGATTTCAGGCTGCTATGGAGCATAACAGCGGTAATCTCGTTGGAGAGATTCGTGATGATCGGCTTGTTATTAGCCGTGTTCCACATCTCCTGATACGCCGTGTTTGTCTCATTGCGTATGCCGTAGCGGTGGCTCGATGTATTCAACCGTGTCATGCCCGCAACGGGGTCGGGCGGATTATTGTTTCCAGAAAACGAGGATTTCAGCGTGGCGAAGTTGTTTCGCATTTGCTGGACGTTCAGCTCCGTTACATGCGTCCAGTCCGGGATTCCATCTGTAAATGCTTGAGTCATAATTTTATCTCCTTTAATGTTGCTTCTATCTCGATCCGGGCTTGTTCAAGTCCGGCCTGTTTAGTCTTCCACTCAGAAATATCTTTCTTAAATTTGACCTGCGCAGTCAGAGCGAACTCGTTATCTCCCAAAGCATACGCCAGTGATTTCGTAGCCACCACGTTATCACCATCCATCAGTTTCAAGTAAGCGATGTATTTGTTATTGTCCTGTAGTACTTTGTCTAATATGATTTTCATAACTAACTCCAATATGCAGTCTTCATGTTAAGCTCATGGAGATATGAGTGAGTTGCAATGTTCGGATCAATGATCTCAACCTTCACCTGTACATACCTCCCTGAGATTTCAGGCGCGCCGATTTCAAAGCCGGTAATTTCTTTTTCCGGCGGGGTGAAGTCATCATACAATAACGTCGCCTTGATCATTCCCACCTCTCCCGGCGTCCATACCTGATACCATCGTTGTCCCGGGGCTATCCGATCTCCCCACGTATCTCCCGGCTGGAACACTCCACCCCACATTAGATCCTGGCTGTCGATACCCTGTATGAAGTCGCCCCAGATCCTCACTGTCTGAATTGATCCGAGATCGTAGATCGGAGATTTCCATGTGCCGGTGAGAACACCTCCGGAATGAGCACATCGCAGGCAATCAACCTCGTTATAGACATGGTGTTCTGTATTATCATGCGTCCCTGTCGTGTAATCCCAGCTCCATGCATCAATATCAAGGTATCCCGACGGCCCGAAAACAGTCACCTGCGTAGAAGCAGCATGAGCAGAATAAATGCCTGCGTTGGTCATCGCTTTTATCCACAACGTCAATGTCCCGGGCTTCATGCCTACCAACCTGAAATTGGGCGTCTCGTTCTGCCCTACTACCAGGCCTCCCACCCAGCCTGCCCCGCTTCGCACCTCGTAAACGAACACATCGGGTCTATCTATCAAGTCAGCAAAGATGCTTACCGAATCACCCGCCGCCATAGCGGTGAATCCCGTCACGTCAGGAGGAGCATCAATGGCGCCGACAATCGTTTTGGAGGCCGTATAAGCGCTGTCGAAATCTTCCTTTGTCCCCCAGATCGACACCGTAACGAGCCGTGCATAGTAGGTCTCTCCCTCTTCGACGGGATCGATCAGGTAGTCATTAGTAGCCGTGGTCATAAACTTCCAGTCACCATCTCCTATTTTCAGGTATACGTCGCAATGATCGAACCAGGGATAATTGAGGGGACGCTCGAAGTCCACTTTCAATCGTGTAAAGGATCGGCCCCGGTAGAAATACTGCTCCTCGGTCATCGAAACATTAGAGACTGACGGCACCGGATCCTTAATGTTCGGGAGAATGGTGTCATGGAAAACATGCTCGGTGATCTCATAGATATCATCGTAGAACTGATCGTACTCCTCCTCGAGGGACAGGGCGACATTGCCATCAAAACCGATACCCATAGAGTTCACCCGCATGATCTTCTTGTCCCATCCAGGCCGCGTATGAGTCAGCCAGATCAAATCATGGGGTTCAAGCTGCATCGCCCGCGAGTGAGAAGTCAAACCTGCTGTTTTATTCAGCCGCAGTCGTTCGAGAAAATAATTCGCCATTTTCATGACATTCTCGGTACTGGTAATTCCTTTCACATCGATCTGTTCTTCTCTGATATATCCATCCTTCTCCTGAGCTGCGAGATCAACAAGCTGATAATCATCTTCAGTGTGCTTCTTCTCCGGATTAACCCATCTCATTCGCACCGCATTAGGAGTATTAAATATAGACGGCTGTGTAATCGAAAGCGTTGATTGTCCTCCCTGTTCCACCACCATATCATCATTGATCTCCATAACAGGAGTTTCATAATTCAAGTCCCTGAATTTCAACTTGTAGGTATCCTCTGAGAACAACATGGCGCCACGGTACGTTATCATAATTTGTTCAAGAATGTCTGCCGCATTACCCTCCTTGATCACGAGGTCACACGTCCAACCTTTTTCATCACAGTAATCAGCCGTTTCCGATATAATGGCGTCAAGACGGGCATCAGAGATACCGACACCTGCACGGGTGCGGGTGCAGAAATCATAGGCCTGCACTGCCCCGTTTCGTGAAAATCCAACTTCACCCGTCCGGGGATCCTTAACCTTCATACCGTCAATCAAGAGGGAGAACTGAGGCAGACCATTAAACAGGTCTTGATCGTATTCAAGCTTGATATAGATATACGCAGCATTTTTCTTCGGCTCATTCCATTCCGGAATCGCATTGTGGAGAGTCGCACATACTGTCTGCGTAGGAGAGCCATTGAACATCTCAAAATAAACTTTGTCTCCAAACTTCGTGTAAATATCATCATCAAGAAAGAATTGATCCACCCCGCCTATATTAACGATCCCCTCGATCTCTCCTTCACAGATGTTGCCGATAATGTGCAGGAATTTATTATCCTCGCCGGATACGCCGGTATACACCCGGTTAATCCCAACCCGACATCGACCGAGGACTATCGGCAAGGGGATCGTATTATCACAGGTATTGATCTGCCAGCCCTGACGCTGTTCTTCATCCCGTCGTATAGACGGTACCGATCTACGCGACAGATAGGCCATCGTCAAAGATGATACGGCAAGGAACGTCATAAATATTTGAGCGCCGGTCATTCCGCCCAGTACAGTAGCCATAACTACTCTACCCTCCTGGCGCATATCAATTCATAATATTTCATCGGGGTTACCTGAACTCCTGCATCGGAGAATGATGAAGCTATATTTCCATTTCCAACGTAGACGGCCGGAAAGTAATGTCCTTTTTCACTTTTCAGAACAACAATATCCCCGCGTCTCAGTCTGTCAACCGGCACGCCCTGTAATTCAAACGCTTTTACAAGTTTTTCTTTAATCTGCTCCTGCGTCGCCTTATCAGCAAAGTTCACATAATTGGATAGATTCAATCCATCCACCTCTGTCACCACCTTATCCCCGAGCCCACGGGCACATAAGAATTCATAAACGAAATTCAGACAGCCATAACCATTCTTCCCGTCACCGGCCGGGGAATACGGTTTATTAAGAAATTTCGTGAATGTTGTTGCAAATGTCTCCATCATTTCCCCATTGCCCTTGAAAATTGCGAGTGATATGGGCTTAACGTAAATCCATCAACAAAAGAACGATATTGATTATATTTGCGTTCTAAACATAACGTCTCGTTTCCATTATAGAGATAATCCAAGACTGCCTGAACCTTGAGCGCACCCCATATACCAAGCCTAAAAATAGAACGATTCGGGGCCACCCTTGATTCAAAGTGGAGATATTTTTGTAAGTGTTTTTTAATGTATTCCAAAACTCCTTCCGACCCATCAATAACCACCGTTGCTGTTTGGCAGGTCGCTTTACTGAAATTCCCATCTCCATCATAATAGCCAAGAATAAACGATCGTGCATACTCTTCTGGGATGTTGATAGGTTTCGCAGTGAGTGATTTTTTCGGCACAATGCCATAATGCATCACACTTTCAATCAGATCACGGCTTTCAAACTCTATCCGAACCGCCCTATTGTTTTGCTCATATCGAACCTTCTTGTCGGGATCGCAACCCATAAACCTACTAAACTTCTCAAGGTGTCCTTTATCTCTTGATTGCAATCCAATTGATAATTTGTATCTTGTATCCCAGCTCGGTTTTTCCGTAGGCCCATGTTTTTTGAATCGTCTTTGAATATAGACGTTTCCATCTGCCATTAAAAAGCCAATCCAATAAAACATTTCATGAGATTGCTCTGTAAATGCGTGTTTGTTCATGTCGTTATTTTCCTTGGTAATTCCGTGTCCTGCCCCACCAGACGCTTTTGGTCATTGTCGCCGCAAGAAAACGATCCCCGCCGAAATTGGCCTCATTGTTTCTTTGCTGACAGGCTTCATAGGATTTATCACATACTTCTTCTGCCCCGGTGTATCCACATTCAACGCCTTTGTACGACCACGGGCAGGACGTGGACTGTATCCTGAGCGGTTCCTTGTTCCAGAGCACCATTTCATTCGTCAGCGTAATTCTAGCCATGTTATCGCCGGTCAGATCCCAGCCGCCGACGATCCCCCGGAAAAGCGAGGCGACCACTCTATCAGTCTGTACTCGTGGGACTCCCCCGTCATCAACGTCTGTCTCGGTAATGATTGCAAGCAGTACCTGTCCCCATCTGTTCCGCACATCCTCGCTTAATAAGACTGAACTGATACCCTGATTTGTGTCGTCAACATCAATATCGAACGAGTCCACGGCAAGCCCTGAATTGCCCTGAATCGAGCTAAATTTGAAACCAACCGGCGCATAGGTATTGCCCTCATAATAGAACTCATTGTCTCCATCAGTCAGATATAACGGGGAGTCGAAGTCCAGTTTCAGCAGGAAAAAGAAAGTGAAGTGATCTGCCTCTAATGCTTTGATTATGTCGGGATCAAGCGCTCTCATCCCGCAAGTCCTTTCAGTTTCAATCCGGTGGAATACAGCCGGTAGGCGAACAGTTCCTTCGTCATCTCATCCTCGGCGAATCGGCACCGGATTCTATGTGTGCCGATAATGTCACAACTTATGATTGCGTTCTCGACCGGGGCCGTGGTGAACTCCACACGGTCGGAACCGCCGGCGCCTCCGCCGGTCAGGAGACTATACGATCCGGGGAGTCCGTCTACATAGACAGTGGCAGGGCCGTCGATAATACCCGGTATATCGAATATCGTTGTCGTCCCATCTCCAATGCCGACATACAAGCCTTTGTGAGATTCCGTCAAAATCGTGAAGAAGTAGAACTCCTTGTACGCCCCTCCCATTTCGTTGTAGAAATCCCACAGCGTATCCACCTCGTCCGGAGATAATGCGCCGTAGGTGACTACTACGTCGTAAGTGGGGAAGGCGCTTTTTCTCCTTCTCTGTTCTCCTCCGCCGTCGAACTGAGAAACAATAGTTCGCCATTTCTGCGTTATCCCCAGTGGATATTGTGGTGTTGGTGATGCCGGGAAGTTAGCCATTTAAGAGCCCCCTCATTTCTTTTCTGCCTACATTCTTTTCGAGAGCCGTTACACTGGCCCGTATGATTGATACGGCGTTGCGCTGACAGAGTCGCTCAAATCCCTCGGCGTCAGGGGAACTGATAACGAAATAGTTGTTAGTCGTCTGAGTTTTAGAGCCAAGAGCTTCCATCTGGCCTTTCGTGAAGACCCCTTCCCCTTTCTGCAAAATGGCGGGCATTTCATCCGGGAGAAGTCCGCTGTGGTAACGGGGGATATTGTCCAGTCCGATCACGCCGCCGGAGTGCATAGCTATTGGCGTGATAACAGCGGCAGCCGTCCCGCCCCCGCCGAAATAACCTCCGATACCAGCAAGTAGGCTTGTTCCCAATGCCTTCGCCCCCATCATAGCCTGGGTAGCTAACCATTCAGCCGCCATTCTTCTCATAACATCTATAAATTTATCGAGCATTCCGTCAAGTCCCTCGTCCCATGGATCGAAGAAAAAGTCTGCCATAACATCCTGCATATTTCGCATAGCCTGAAGCTGGAATTCGTTGATTTCCTCTGTTACAGTTTTCTCTTTGCCTTTAATGCGCTCAATTTCCGCTGAGTACCATTCATCTAGAGCAAGTTTGTCGTCAATATATGAACTATATGCATCATATTGCTCTTTCAGCTTGGCAAGTTCATACTCTTCCGCAGATCTCGTTGCCCTCATATGAGCTTCTCGAAACTCTGCCTGTTTATCTGCGTACTCTTTTTCGTATGCTTCGAGTTCCTCCCATTTGGCGGCTTCGTCCCTCAGGTATGTTTCAACTTGCAATTTATGAATTTTTTCGGCTTCGATATCTGCTTCTGCTTCTGCTTTTTTTGCTGCTGCCTGTGCGATAATGTCTTCAGTCACCTTTCTCCGGGCTTCTGATTCTTTCCGATAGCGTTCCAGTGACGCTTTCATGCGATCCTGCTCCGCCTGCTTTTCCGCCGCCAGTTGAGCCTCAAGCGAGGCGAGCTCTTTCTCAAGTTTTTCTATTTCTTTGCTTGCGATCCCGCCTAAATCACCGAGACCTGAGATGCCTTCGGTTTTCAACGATTCTAACTGCTTTTTTGTTTGTTTTATTTTTTGGGCGGTCGTACTGCCGAACAGGGCATCTCCCACCGCGCCTAATCCGACCCACGCGGCCATGAGCGTGCCGGATTCTTCTTTTGCGAATTTCATAACGGAGACGGTTTCATTCAGCCAGGGGATCAACCCTAACGCGATTTCACGCCCTACGCCCACGGCTTGATTTTTCAATATGTCTAATTGGTCATTGAGATAAGCGGCCTGTCGCGCGGTTTCCGTACTGATCACCAGCCCCATTTCTTTGGCCTTCTGTTGCATTTTTTCAATTCCTGCAGCCCCCATGTTGAGCATTGGTATCAGTTCAGCCCCGGACTTCCCGAAGAGCCGCATGGCGATAGCTGTTTTGTCGGCGCCGTCTTCCATCTTGGAGAGCTTTTCGGCGACTTCCTTCAGCATGGTTTCGGCATTTTTCAGAGTACCGTCACCTTTGGTCACTTCAAGATTCAACATCTCAAAGGATTCTTTAGCTTCACCTACACCCCGCCGCATATCATTCATGTTCATGGCAAGCCGCTGTGTGCCTTTTGCAATGGATTCAAGGGAGGTTCCGGCCTGCGAGGCTACCAGAGCCATGCCGGAGAGAAATTCTGAGGTAGTTCCGGTCTGTTGGGCAAGCTTGCCCATCTTATCGGCAACGTCGATTTGCTTTTTTACGAATGCCACCGTTGCCGCTGCGGCGGCTGCTACGGCATATTTTGTATATTTGTTGAGCGCGGTGGCCGTCTCATTGAATTTATTCTTGACGGTGTTCATTGCCTTCTGCATGCCGCTGGCGTTGGACTGCACCGCTTTCCGGGCCTTGCCCATATCGGCTGAGAACTGGGCATGACCGGCTGATAATGCCGCATGTAGGGCTCCGATAGGCTGGCTCATTTTATTTCCTCTTCTTGATCCCGAGAGCCTTTTTCAACTCGCTCTCCATCTGCTTATGATCTTTCGGCGGCCCTTTATCGATCATGAACGTCTCAATTTTCGGCAGTTTTTTCTGCCGTTGCAAGGCCGCCAGCGTCCACAATTCCCTCATCTTGCCGTCCCTCTTTGAAATCACCGCCTTATTCGTCAGATACGGCGTCATCTCCCAGAATTCTACCGGGCCGATCCCCACTTGAACGGCCGCCTTAAACGCCGCCACAATCCAATCTTCGGTCGGCTTTTTTTTTCCGTAACGGGGTCCTCCGGCAATGGTTCGCCGCCGAAGTAGGCCCATTGGAGAGCTTCCTGCACATCACGGGCAAAGGGAATCAGAGGAGGGGAGAGTTCCTTGATCTTCTCCGCCGTCATCTCAGGATCGTCAATCCCCATTGCCCCGACAGAGGCCACCGTGTCAATGTCAAAGAGGTTCGGATTATCGCCGTGATTCGCCGATATCTCAGCGAGTACGCGCCACGGATACCTGAGCGTGTACGTCTTTCCGCCGATAATTACCTGTTTGTGGCCGGTTATCGGACTTGACATTTTAATCCTCATACGACCAGGCAACCTCACCGGTGATTTCAATGGTGATGGAACCGCTCACCTTGTCGTCAACGCCGCCACTGGCGCTCACGCCCATAACGTAGCCGGAGAAGGTCCCCGTGGATCCATCGGAGAAGGTAAGCTTGAAACTCTTTTCTTCCCGCGATTTCCTCGCATCCGAGGCAGCTTGTTGCCCTGCGTCCGATTCCAAGTCCCAGTTAATCGAGAGGGTCAACTGTCCCTCATCCATAAGGCCGATTTTCTTTTCCTTTGCCGTACTCCCCAAATGGGTGGTTTCGTACATTGAGGCCGATCCGCCGGGGCCGTCAAAGGTGACAATCTCGCCTATCTCCAGCCATTCCAACGGTGTAGCTACGGCAGCAGTGCCCATACCAGTGTACCCCGTGCTGTCATGAGCTACGGCGAAAGTATTGTCCGTCACGAATCGAATAATCCATGATTTGTTCAGGTCTGCCGCATGATCACCGGTGACACCGGAGATAGTCACGATATCGCCGTTTTTCAATCCATGACCTGTTTTGGTGAATATCGTTGGGTTCCCCGCGGCCGGGGTGCACCCGGTGACCGGTGTGCCTGTGCTCCCGCCGATTTCTAATTTTGTGCCTTGAGACTCGATCGCCATAATTTAGTCCTCCTGTTTTTTTTAATTCTCTGTGTGCCAAATTGTGAAATCCATTATTGTTCTATGTACCTTCAATTCCGGTTCGTAGATATCCCGCTCGCTGTCGAGCAGGCACGATCCTATTTTTACGCCGCTGACGATCCCTGTGTATCCATCAAGTGCTTTCCTGATCGCCTCCGCCAGTTTCTTTGCCCCACCATACGTTGCGTCCCATGCTTCGACTTGCATGCGTGGGTTTGCAAGTCCTGAAGGGCCTTCCAGATGGTGATCTCTCGGGCCGCTTATCTTCGCGTAGAGTATCAGCGGGCAAGTTGGGTTCTGGGGGATCATTACCGGATAACAGCGGGCAGTTATAGCTTTGACTGCTGCATCATTCACCAGTATTGATCTGATCGCCGTCTCTATCATCTCATCCTCATCAATCCAGCTTTTTGCTTGGCAGTTAACGTGCCCTTCTCGGCCTTTTTCACAAGGAGCCGCGCAGACCGCTGTATCGACTTCCACAGCTCTTCTTTCAGCCTGTTCATTGCCACCGTTTTATTTGCGTCCCACGCCGTCCTGAGAAACGGCATGGCCGGGATGTAACCCCGATATGCGCCGGACTTCGTGTATCGTCGGCCGGTTCCAAATTCGAACAGATGGCCCAGGGGATGGGATGGCCCTATATATCGCGTCACCGTCGTTCTATCTCTTGGCCCGCGCGGACGCTGCGATTTCTTCAGCTGGCCGATTTTTATCGAATCCGCTATTTTCTGCGATTCAAACGGCAACGCCTGCGCATTCTGTTTCGCCGCGTCCCGTATTGGTTCCGCCGCTTTCGTCAATGCCCGCCGGACAACGCTTTTCTTCATGCTCTCTGTGGGCAGTTGTTCAAGAGCCTTCACCAATTCGGCGAATCCGACTAATTTAAAAGTGAAAGCGTCTTTAGCCATTATTCTCCTCTCGCCGCTACAAGCAGTTCAAGCCCCTCACGCCTGCCAAGCTCCAACGCCGCATGTATGTCATATTCTCTGCCGTCTGCATCAGCCAGCCTGTCCAGCGGCCCGACGTCATCACGCCACCTGATACGGTACTTGCAGGTTATATTCGCAACCACCTGCTGGGCGTTCCATCGCTCGCCGCCTCTGAGTTCCAATCGTTCCGCCCATACCTGCGCCACGTCCTGCCATTCCGCAATTTCCTCGCCGAAGTCGTTGACAGTAGAGACTTTTTCCTTCAGCGTTACAAGCCGATCCATGCGCCCCGATCTCATCAGCCGAACCTCGTATGAATTGTATATTGTCTCAACAGACTATCCACGGCCGCGTTCAGATAATTCACCGACGCCCCGATAACCACCGTACCCCGGTGTTCGTAGAGATCACTGATCTTAAGCAGTATTGCCGATCTGATCCCCTCCGGCACATCTGCGGCAGTATCCCCGTATCCGGCAACGTAGGTCACCTTTATTGGCCGGTCAGGGTAGAGCGTGCCCGTCGGCCATGACTCCCCCGGCTTCAGGATCAAACGTCCCGGTTCGCTTGCCGTATCGGTGTCGAAGCCGGTGAAGGTGTTGTCATAGCCGGTGTCGCCCTGCAAACGATAGGTAATATCTGCCGATTGCAATGGAGGATACGGGATTACAATATCGCCGCCGGGCCACACATCAAGATAATACTCCCAGGTCTGTGTTATCAGCCGCCTGCCGATTTCCTGTTCTGTCTGTATTCGGGCCGTGGCAATGAGCCGGTCAAGGAGATCATCTTCAGTCGTGTAGGCCGCCGCCGCCGCAGCAGTTGCGGCAAGACGCAGATGAAGCTTCACGTCCCCTTTCGTGATCGGCTCTATTGT